AGTATTTTTAGCTGCATCTCCATCGCTATCAGCAGCAAATCCAGGAATAGACTCAAGGATTGTACCTACAGTTGGAGAACATACTAGGAAGTTTGCACCACCTCTAAGGGTTTTTTGGTGAATGATATTAGAAAGCTTTTGGATTTTAGTTCCAAGTGTTTGGAACCACTGTCCTTGGCTGTTATAATATCCACCGTCAGCTACACCTTTTCCATCAAATGCAGTACCTGCGTTGTTGATGAATTGGTTAGAAACTGCAGACCATTTTTCTGTACCTGCACCTGCAGAAGTAAGAAGCATATCTAAGATTTCAAGATCGATCTCTAATGAGATGTGCTCTGAAAGGATAGAAGTTAATTCTGCTTCAGCATCTAATGCATGGTAAGCATTCAAGTCTTGTGCAAACTCAGGAGTCCATACAGCTTTTAGTTTTCTTGTTTTAGCAACGATTGCAGATGATTTCATCTGTACGTTGATTTCAGGAATGCTGATAGGATTGTTGTTTCCGTTTAATGCAGTGTTTTGATCTTCGAAATCACCTCTGTACTGATCAGTTGGTTGTAATTGATACTCAACTGCGAAAGTTTGTCCGTCACCTACGTCAGATCCAGAAACAATAAATGTTACGTTAGTAGCATCTACAGTTGTGAATGCAGGAAGGTTTTCAGTAGCAGCAAGAGCTGAACCAGTGATTACAAATCCACGTACACCTTCTACATCTAGGTTAGCAAGTTGTGCTCTTGTTACAGCAACTTTTTGATATCCACCAGCAGCTGCAGAAGCAGAGTAAGTAGAGTCAAAGTTTAAGTCAGCCCAAGTAGCAGATGAAGTTACACCTGTTACAGCAGAAGAAGTGTTGTTGATAGAATATGTAAATCTACCAGCTCCGTAGAATCCACCAGTGTTAGTGTTTCCAAATGGAGTATTTCCTCCAGCATCTCCATATACAGAGCTACCAGCTGTGTAAGGCTGCTTGCTTGTTCCATATTGGAAATCTAGATAAAATACTAGCCCAGAAGGCAAGTTCATTGGCTGTACAGAAACAAATTCTTTAGCAGCAATCTGTCCAAATACTTTACGTACTAGGGGAAGTGCTACTCCAGCCCACTGCTCACCTACACCAGCAGTAAAGGTACCTTGTGAAGATGTACCACCACCTGTTTGAGAGCTCTCTACCACAAGCTGCTTAGCTTGGTTTTCTAACAACATAGACATGTTGCTTTTGTGGGTATTATCAAGACCTTCTAAGAGTCCTGTTTTTTCCCACTTTTGTGCTAGTCTCTTAGCATCACTCATTTGTGATTGGTAAGGGTTAGCACTTTCTAAAAGTGTGTTGATATTACTCATTTTAAAATTAAATTTAGATGATACCTGCTAGTTTTTGAAATCTAGTCACCATACCATCTGATTCTACAATTTGATTTTTGTTTTCTTTTACAACTTGAGTTGGTTTTGATGCAGATCCTTTGATCTCAGAAACCATAGATCTTCTTTTGAAAGTAGGTCTTGATTTGATTCCCTCAATTAAAGTTTCGTACACTAACTTAGCCTCTTTAGTTGAATTTGCTTTGTCAAAAGACTCAAGCACTTTTACTTTTTGTGACTCAGAAAGATTTTTGTCTTTGAAGAGTTTGTTAGCATAAAGAAGTTTAGCATTTAGTAAGTTTACTTCTTGAAGATCCTTTTTAAGAGATTCGATTTCAGCTAATGCTTCTTCCATCTCTTTTTTATGTTTCTTCATTCCGTATCCTTCTTCCATTTCACCATCTTTATCATCGTGTGATGCTTCGGTTACTTCTTCTTCTTTCATGTAATCAATCTCACCTTCCTCTTTAGCAGTTTCTTTTCTCTTAGGTCCTTTGCCATGATGACCTTTTTTCTTCATGTCATCTTTGTGCTCGTCACCTTTTTTACCGCCTCGTTCTTCAGCAAGTTCTTCAGATTCTTCAATTTCCTCTGATTCCTCCATCATCTCATCATCTGAATCCATAGTAATTTCTACTTCTTCACTATCTTCCATTTCTCCTTCTTCTTCGCCTTCTTCGGCTTCAAAGTCAGGTCCAGGCTCTAGTTCACCAGTAGATACCATGTCTTTCATCACGTCTTCGATGAAGTCTTTTAAATCTTCTTCAGACATATCGTCTAAGTCGATTTCAGCTTCCATCTCTTTAGATTCCTCTTCTTCCTCCTCTTGTTCCATCTTGGTATCGTCTTCTTCGTAGTTGTCATAACCTTCATCAACAGTCTCTTCTGACTCTTCTAAAGATTCTTCATCCTCTTCTTTTAGACGCATTTTTTCAGTTTCCTTTTCAGCAGCATCATCACCTTTCATGCCTTTACGCATTACAGGGTCTGACATCTCATCTAATTCTTCTGTTTCCTCGATTTCATCAAGTTTAGAAAGTAGGCTCTCCAAAGAAACATCTTCAGCTTGTTCTTCGATTTCTTCTTTGTGGTCTTTTTCCTTCATTTCTTTTACATTTTTTTCTTCGTTCTCCAATTCTTGAACTTTCTTGGAAAACAATTCCTTGATATGAGGGGCAAAAGACTCTTCCAAAGCAGCTTTCGCATTTGCTAGTGCAGCTTCTTTAATAGAAGTAGCTTCAGCAATAGCTTCATTTAGCAAAGTTCTTGTTGCCATAATCCTAAAAATTGTTTTTTGGAAATACGCTTATTGAATAATAGCGTAATGTGTAATTATTTTCTGTTAAATAGCATATATAAATGCTATATTCTAATTATAAATATATCTAAATTTATAAAAAGATTAAAAAAGTGGACATGAGCCCTTTGAGCAAAGGATTTCTCTAATTATGTCGTCTACTTTTCTATACTTATCTAAAGTTTGGATAGATTTTTTATTCTCATTCAACTGAACAGGTGTCATGTAACTCCCTGGATTTGATGGAGTTGATACAAAATCCCAACAAATTAAATTAAAGTCATCCTGTACTTCGTAAACTCCACCTATCTGTTTTACACTTCCTTCTCCTCTTGAAGAAACTCCTACAACAATACCACTGTCTATAAGTGATTTTAAGATATTACCTGCTGGAGTCGGTAAGATTTCAATTCTACCCATGATATGATCTCCATCCCACCAAGTAGATTTTATACAATGAGAAACATTCTGGAGGTTGATTATCCCTGTTTCTGGATGATCCAATTCTCCAATAGCTCTATTTTCTTTTATAAGAGTTTGGTAATTATCTATTTCACGTTTCCATAAATTTTCAGGATACTCTCTCTGATTACCATTTTTTTGATTTACAGTTGTAAGAATACCCTCTACCATCATATTTCCTGATGGTGATTTTGATTCTACCAAACTTTTTGATGGCTGAAACAATGAAGTTTCAATAAGTACTTGTTTATTCATTTTATAAGTTTGCTAACTCTGTATCAATATGTGAACTTGTAATATCTCCTTCTAATTCGATTCTTCTCTCTATTTCTCTTACTAAAATGTGTGATAAGAAAAAATTTCTACCAAAATCTTCATTATCAATTATATCAAGATTGTCATGCCAATCTTCAAAAAGTTCAAAATTTCTGTTATTAGAATTTGCCCAAGTGATTGCATCAGATTTCCCTTCTTTTACAATTCTAAATAAAAGTTGAACTCTAGAAGATGATGATTCTGGTATAGGTTGATCACTACCATGTGTATCAGTATCAAAGTTATAACAATCAATACTTGAAGAAACTGCTTGTGCCCAATTTGTATAGCTCATTTTATTTATTTTTAAGTTAAATTATTTTTTTGAAGCTCTTTCGTGCATTTTTTGGTACTTAGCTTTTTTTCTTTCTAAAAGCTTGATCTCTTGTTTAAGTTGTTTCATCTTTTTGGGATCCATCAATTCTCTCATTGATTCGTTTTCATCAATCATAGAGATTTGACTTTCTCTCATTTCAATCTCTTCTTGAATTGCATCCATTTTTGCTTCAAGTGCTAAAGCAGTTCCTAATTTATCAATTTCAGTCATTCTTTTATGAATGGAAACTTTTTTAGCTTTTTTGTCATGTTTTTTATCTACAACTTCATCCTCTTCCATGGGATTCATATCAACTACCATATTAGTCACAGACTCATCTGATGGTAGTGTTTCATCCTCTTCGTTGACATCTTCTTGTTGTACTCCCCACTCTTTGTCAACTTCAGCCATAATATCTTTAATAATCTCATTAGATTTAGAGGCAAAGCTGTCTTTGTGACCTGATGTTACAATACCTGCACCCATCAAACTTTCTTTAACAACATCTTTTAATTTGTCAGAGTAACCAGAAGCCTTGTGATCTCCTGATACCTCTTGATTTTTAGACTCTTGATATCCTAAACCTTCTACTCCAAACTGGCCTTCTTTTACGTAATGTAAAGGATCTTTTGCTAGATTTTTAGTTACAATCTCTTTAGCTTCTTCCAAAGACATGTCAGGATTGTTTTTAAGCTCTGTATAAAGACCTTTAAGGATTTCCTCACCTACTTGGTTGTCAGGATTTTTTTTGTCCTTATAATCAAAGTTATGGTCTTCTATTTCTTCTACTGAAGAATCTGCTTTTTTAGACTCAGCAGGAATCTTCTCATCATGCTCTTTTGAGGCTTCAGCTAAGAATGTTGAAAATTTAGTTTCCCAACTTTCTTTTTCACGAGGCTCCAAAATATTGATAGGTTGTAAATCAACATAATTTTCGCTAATAATATTTTTTTGCTTTAAAATACTTACAGTTTCATCAAAGCTATTGATGTTAGAAATAATATTAGAGTGATTTCTCTTTGCTTCCTTGAGAAATACACTTTTATTTCCTTTGCCTTCTTTTATTAGATTAAACTGTTCCTGTAAAGTCTTCATATTTTTTTATTATAAATATTATTTATATGTGGCATCCCAAAGGTCATTGTAATCAAACATTTTAGAATCTTTCGCCAATTTTTTTCTATCTACTAATTTGAAACCTAGTTTATAATAGTAAGGATTTTTAACTCCTTGCATGTTTACTTTTTCTGACCCTGCAGTTATTTTAGCAGGTTTATACTTGGGCAATCCTCCCTTTGTACCTTTTAGCTGTCCTTCTTGGACTTTTTTTTTACTAGCTTATAGCCATACTTTGGTTTAAAAGCTGCTTTTGTCAAATATGCTCCAGCACCTGCTGAAGTGCTAATTTCTTCCATTTCTTCATCTATACCTACTATATCTATACCTGTCATAATACTAGTCAACGCTGTAGTATCCCCCTTCATAGCTTTTTCTGTTGCATCTTGAAGTTTTTTTAAATCTAGTTTTCCTGATTTAATTTTATCTTCTATTCCTTTTGTATCACCAGGTGTTGAGATTTCTGATAAATCTTCTTCATCTTCAAGTTCAGGCTTGATATCAAATCCAACCTCTCTTGAAGCAGATTCATCTTCTTCTTCAGCATCAAAATCTATCATACCTTTATCGATGTACTGATGTGCTAGTTGTCTGGTAATATCTGGGGCTGGAGACATTTTATTAGCAAAATCAATAAGATCTATCATAAAAGATCCTATCTGATCTACACTCTCTAAACTACGAATAGATTGAAGTAGTCTTTCATCTGATACATTGAACAATGCATTTCGTGCAGCTTCTACTTCATCCTTAACATCATCCTGCTCTTTTAACCTTATGTTATTCTCAGAAATATATTTTTTTAATGTTTCTTTTAGATCAGCCATGAGATGCTTTAATTTCTTTGATTAGTTCATAATACTCTAATAAGTCAACAATATTGTCATTATCAACTTTTTTAGTCTTGTCGATTTCAACGACATACTTTAAAACTTCTTGTAATTTTATCTTGATAACTTCGTTATCTATCTTTTCTATTTCTGTTGCTAAAGTTTGTTTTATTTCTGTAATATTCTCATTATAGAAATTTCTAAGTTTAACACCAGAGTTTTCACTCTCTATAAATTCTTTTAGAACCTTTTTTTGATCTGAACTTAGATTAGAATACTTTTCATTAAATTTTTCAAGTAAAATTCTATATGCTAAAGCTCTAGTTTCAGCATCCTGCTCCTTAAATTCTTTCAATACATCTGTTTCAACTTCAGCAGTATTTACTTCCTCTTTGGTTAGAAACTCTAATAAAGTGATTTTATTATCTACAATTTGATCAGTATCTACGTCTTCCTCTATGTTAAAAGATTCTATAAGTGTATATACTGAGGCTAGTCTTTTATAGTTAGGAAGCTTTGTTGAAAAGAATGTATTTATATCGTAGTTATCTTTAATCTCTTTAATTAGATTATACTTTTCTCTTTTAAGAGATTTTCTATTTAGTTTAGATGAGCTCTCTAAAATTGTAGAAATCAAAAGATTAGCTTTGGTTTCAGTAATGACCTCTGATTTCAAAACAGACTCATAAAGCTTATACTCTTTGCCAAGTTGAGTTTTAACAAAATATCTTTTCACCAAATCTATGGCAGGTGAGTTTTCACCTTTTAAAGTATCTGCAGTAATCTGTCTTACAAGTAGTTCGAATAGAATACCAGCATTACGATACTTGCTATGTTTTAGCCTCATGAATTGTCGTTTTTATATAAATATTACTCTTTTAGTTGAGATTCATCTAATAAGCTTGAATTTTCTTCTTCTTTGGATACAGAAAGAACTTTCTTGTCTAAGTTTTCTAAAATTGTTTTATTTTTTAGTAGAGTGATTTCTGGTGTTTCTAGTGTCAAAGGGCCTCCTTTGAAATTAGGCTTGATATCAGAAGAACCCTTTTCTTTGTTACCTTTAGCTCCTAATCTATCTCTACCGAAGTTAGAATCTTGTTTATTTCTATTTGTAATTGAATCTTTGGGTCTACCCATCACAGATTTCTCATCCTCATCATATCCAGGAGGTACATGATCATCATTAGTATAAGACCTACCTTTACCATACAGGTATGCTAAGTCATGTGGTGTTCCATAAGATTTACCTGTTTGAAGAGGATCATTACCTTCTTCTTGTATCTGATCTAATCTGAAATTACGTTTTGCATCTTGTCTAATCAAATCTCTATACTCATCATACTGATCTTCGCTGAAATGGAATACGTTATCATAAATCCAATCAGTAGGTAACAGTTTTTGATCTAATAAAGTTTGTGCTAATTCAGCTTTTGATTTTAAAAGTTCAATCCTCTCTTGATCATAGATGATAGAAGGTGTAGTCATTGACAATTCGAAATTTGTCAAAGATTCATTTGTGTATCCTTGTGAATATAAATGAACAAGTGCTATTTTATTTAATTCAGATAAGATGATTCTCTGTAAACGATCAATTGTACGAGCAAAACGAATATCCTCTGCTGCTAAGGTTGCTTTTCCTTCAAGGTCTGCTTCATATCCTAAGAATGCTTTTGGAATTTTAAGAGCAGCAAATAACTTGTCTCTTAGATATTCTACATCAGCAATCCCATCATAATCTAATCCTTTTGTAGTTTCAATTCTTGTTGCTGCATCATTTCCACGAACTGGAATATAGAAATCTTCTAACATGTTTTGCATGTTATATTTAAGGTTATACTGACCAGTTTGAGGATCTACATAAGGAGTTCTTTTAAGATTTGAAATTGTTTTCTGCATGAAAGCATCAATTTCATTTGGTGGAATTGATCCTACATTAATAAAGAATGATCTTTTTTCTGGAGCTCTAACAATTCTGTGAACAAGCATAGCATCTTCCATAAGTGCATATTGCTTGTATAGTTTTCTTGCTGGCTCAATATATGCTCTTCCATAAGGAAGGTAATTTGTATCTGCTACTAATCTAAAGTGTGCCATTTCATAGTTATCAAAAGTGATAACATTAGGTGAAGGCTTTTGACTAGGTGAAGTATAGTATCCTGAATCACCTCCTGTAAAGCCATCTGGGTTGTATTCATATATTACTTTTGCAGGATTTTCTGGATCGAAATTTTCTTTTCTTGCAATAGAGAAGGCTGTATATGGAGTCACATTGTATACCCCAAATTTTTCAGCTATATCTAACTTCAAGAAAAAATCTCCATATTTACACATCTGTCTAACCCAACTCCATAGATTAAACTCAATGTTAAGAACATCATAAAATAAATTGTAAAGTATTTTTTGAATATCTTCATTTGAAGAACGAATCTGTAATACTTCTCCCATATCATTTTTGAGAGTAGACTCATCAGCAATAATATCTAAAGCAGATGCTATAATTGCATCTTGATCCATAACATCATATTCAGAATACAACTGTGTTCTTAAATATTGATAGTTTTGATTAAACTGTTGTCCATATAGTGAAGTAGGATTTCCACTATATAATCTTCCAAATCTATCTGCCAAAGAGTTAGTCTCAAACTCTCCAGTTGTTTGTATTGTATTTGTATCAATAGTGTTTATTTCATTACCTCCAACATTCCTAATAATTACGTCTGTCGAAAATAATCTTTTCAGTCTACTAAATAATCCTGTGTTTGCCATTCTGTTAGCTTATTTTTATAAATATCACAATAACCAGTTGATATTCTCTTTATTTCCATCTCCTAAATCAATCTCATAAGGATTTTTTACTCTTGGGTTCCCTGTATTATATCCTCCTTGATATGCAGTTCTGTTAACACCTATATTACTAAGTGCTGATTTTGTAATGTCAATACCCCTCTGTCTATATCTCAAAGCTGTATCTCTAATATACATACCTATTCCTAGTGACATTACTAAATCATCATTATATCCCTTTTGTGCCTGTGCTTTTCCTTTATCCCAAACAAAAACTCTAAGTTCAGATGCTGTTCTCTTAGATTTTATTGTTACAGACTTCTCATCAATATATTCAGCTAATTTACCAATAATCATAGGTCTGTTCCTAGATGAGACAGTAAATCCTACAGTCATCGATGATTGATCTCCATAAGGGTCGAAATAACTATCAATAGATGCTTCACCTCTAGGTGTGAAATATAAGTTTTGGTACCCTATTTCTTGTATAGTCTGTAATGTAGACCATCCTATGGATGCGTTTTCAACTACTAATAAAGATTTATTATAATATGTTGCTGCTTCTACTAGCAGATACCCAAACTCTTTTGTGGGTATTTGTCCTTTATATTCAGCCACTTGAACATTACTTTCTAAATCTAAAATATGAAAGGCAGAATAATCTTTACCATCCCCTCTAGCAACATCAGCTACTACAACATAATCTCTTGAATAATCAGGGTGATCAAATATCCAAAAATTAGCATCTTTTCCTCTTTTTTCTAGAGGATCTACAACTGTCATGTTTTCTATATATTCTAAACTTTCTGGTTCAAATACAGTTGTTCCACTTGAATTAAAATTGCAATCACATTCTTGTGCTGCCATTCGAGGACCAAGTAGTTCATCTTGTTTTTTTCTCCAAGTTTTATCTCTTTCTGGGTGTAGATCCCAAGGAAGTTTAATTGGTATAAAGTCATTCTCTGCTGCTTCAGCTTTAGCCCACATCATATGAAACCAATTACCAATACCATTTGGTGTAGAAAGTACAATAGCTCCACCTCCTGTGGCTAATGTTTGTTGTGCTGAAGCCCAAGTCTCTTCAATGTTGTCTATAAAGGCTGCTTCATCAATAATTAGTAGGGATACTGCTTCTGAACGTGCTGCATCAGGGGAGGATGATTTAGCTTTTATTCCTGACCCATTTTTTAGTACTAATGATAGTTTATTGTATTCAGTACTTTCTACTCTCATCCAAGAAGGCAGATTATCATACATAAACTGTACTTTATCCACAAGGTTTCTTGCTGTTGCTTGTGTTGTTGCAAGAGCAAGTACATTTTTATTCTCATGAAATATCATAAGCCAAAGAGCATGGCCTGCAGATAAGGTAGAGATACCTAACTGTCTTGATTTAAGAATTATTGAATATGGGTGTTTACCAATAATTTTGAGAACCTTGTCTTGGAATGGGAAAGTATTAAAATGGATTTTTCCTCTTTGGGGATGGGATATGAAACAGTATTTTTTAAAAAAGTAAACAGGATCTGACTTACATTTAAGCAGTTCCATTTTCATTACTTTTTTATAATCCTTTGAGGCCATATTATAGTAGTGTAATTACTAATAAACCTGCTATAGCTACACTAGATCCTAATTGAAATATTTTAGTTTTAGCTTTTTGTTTTTTTAGATCTGATTGTAACTTTTTAGATAGTTCTTGTGATACAGTTAATTGTTCGTCTTTAGTACCAACAATTTGTTCGTAATTTATAATTATTTTATCCTTTTTGCCTAGTATGCTATCTAAAACAAGAATCTTATCTTTTAGTAAAGATACTTCTTGATCAAGCAGTTTTACTTCAAACTTAGCTTTATCTCCTTCCAATAAATCAGTAACTACTAATCGTGCTACTTTCGGTTCCAGTTGAATCAGCTGGGTATCTTGTGCTAAACCATAGCTCAAGTTCAGTATCATCAAGCTCAAGAACATCTTTAAGGTAGTATTCATATGATGTAATTATATCCACTCTCTTTTGTTCAACAATATCTATTTCTCTGTCTAAAGAATCCGAGACTAGTTCCAACTCTACTATCTCAGATTTTAGTCCTACATTCTTTGTGGCTAACGAGTCAACCTTTTTCTGTAGTTCAGTTATCTTGTTTTGATAATCTTGTACGTAGTCCTCATCATCAATCCAAAATTGATAGAAATTAAACGCAATAGATATTAGTAAAACACCAACAATAATATACGCATAATTCCTAGAAACTGCAACCTTTGTCATAATTTTGTATATTGGGTCTGTAAAGACTTAGAAGAATTTAGTCTTTTTTTTTATTTTCCATTGTGATGCCGAGTTCATCGGCAAGTTCTTTAGTTTTAGTTAGTTCAGCATTAAGGTCTTCAATGTCTTGTTTTGAAACTTCTTCTAAAGTTTGGATAATTTGCTCTCTAATATATTTTTTGAACTCAGATACTTTCATCTAACATATTTTATTATAAATATGCTATTTTTCAATCTTTATCACTAAATCAGTTCTTCCCTTTAG